TCTCTTATTAGTTTATCAGGCACACCAAATTTCTTAGCCAAATACACAGCAGTTTCTTCAGAAGAAATTAAAATGTTAAGCACCTCAGGTCCAAACGAACCTGCCACAGTTTGCAAAAATCTATTCAATGATACAATATCCTGATTAGATTGTGCTTGTGCAAGTGGTGAAACACTTCGTATTTTTACCTCTCTTCCATTAACAACTGGCATATCTATACGACCTTGTTTCTTTAAAATATATATAACTCTTTGCAGCACTGGCTGAACCATCTCTGCTTGTAATCTACCAAAAGCTGAACCAATCTTTCTTGATAAGTCAGCCATTCTTTCTGCAACCTCTGTTGCAGATGCAGGTGTTTTATTAGGATCACCTAACATATCATTATACAATGCTCTCTTAATATTATTCCTCATATCATTTAAAACAAGATTAGCCACATCAAATGAACCTGCTGTTCTTATCGGCTGCAATCCTGCACTGGTTGGTGCTTTTGGAATGACAGTTCCTGGGACGAGATTAATTGTATCAACATTAATAACACCATCATCATCTATCTGATAGATGCCAGAGATTGCCATTTGAGCATTTTCTAATATTAATTCTATTGTAAGGTTACACGTTTTAATTGCACTCAAGGCATTGATTGCAGGTCCTCTACCATAAATCTCACCTGATGCTTTACTCCATCTAAAAGCAATAAAAGGATTTGATCCAACGCCTTCATATGTTTCAGACATAATCATAACCTTGTCTGCAACATCTATGATATAATATCCATACTTTTCTACATTCTCATCATCATATAATTTACATGATACTTCGAGTATCTTTGTTTTTGATTCAGGATTATTTTGTATTCTCTGTGCAATGTTTTCAGATAAGATAGCATTTGGAAAAGCAATCATTATATCTTCATTCTTAATCATACGTTCTCTATACACATGATCAACCTTTCCATCAGGCCCAGTATCTAAAACAACATGAGGTAAAGGTATAGATTGAAAGCGAATAGGATTAACAGCGTCACCTTCCATGACACAAAGAACAGCAGTACCCAAAGCCAAATCAATAAAACACTCATGGATTTCTTGTGCAAAGTTTGATGTTTGCAGGACTTCAAAGACATAATCAGTTACCTCATCAAGTGCATTATTAACATCATCTCTTTCTTCTTCAGGAACTTCTTGACCAGTTACAAAGTCTGCCCATCTTGCAAAGTTTGGTGTAAGGCCTGACTGTAATCTTGATGCAAACTCTTGTATACCAACTACAGCAGTTTCATCAAATATTTTATCATCTCGTCTTTGACCTGCTGAATAATTTTTAAATCCTTGTCTTTGTGGCAAACAATATTCAAAGATTTCATCATACAACTCTTCAAACTCTCTTCTTACAGCTAGAGCTTTTTCATAGCGTTGTAATAAAAGTTCAGCAGATTTTTCGTGCATTATAAATTATACCTATTGTAGAAACCAATGCCACCACCTCTGCCACGCAGTAAAGAACGTCTTCCAGTTCCTTTTCTTATGTTGGCTATATTCTCTTCAAGAACATCTTGTCTTGCTTCTCGTCTTTTTGCCATTTCTTGTTCTCTTGCACTCTCTCTTTCCATCTCAGCATCTTTTTCTTCTTGAGTTGGAGGAGGAGGACTTGATGAACCACCACCACCTATACACATATCTTACTCCTTTATAATCTTGCCCAAAGACCTTGCCTTCGAGGTTTTTTAGGTTGCCTTTGAAATACATCATAGTCAACCCTAGCATTAAATGTTTGGATAGGTCTAGTCATTCCTAATACTTGTCTGCCTTCTCCTGCACCTAACATAAGATATTGCATAGCATCATGGATATGCGAGTACCTATCTTTCAAAGGTTTATCTTCATAGCGTTCCCCTGATACTTGGAGTCTTCTATATTGATAACCCCCTTCAAATCCTTTTATCAGTTCTTTACACCTAAAGTCAATTAAAATTCCTGATTGACCATCTACCATTCTATTTAAAACAGATGAAACAGATTCTATTCTTAGTGATACATCATTGCTTGTTGTAGGTCTTGCCATTAATCCTGCACCTCGTAAAACCTGAAAAGGAGTGCTTTCATCTGTCTGCGCCCTGAAGTCACCTGCAGGATCACCAAATATATTAATGTCAAGGTTGCCATATCGTGTAGCTATTTCTGATCGTAGAAGTTCAGCAAACCTTACAATACCCATATCAAAAGCTACAATTTCTTGCAGTATAATCCAACGACCACGAACCTTTTGACCAAAAACAGCAGCAGGTGTAAGACCAAAGTCCAGTCCAATATAAAGTGGCACACCATCTGCAACTGGTATTTCTTCTTTTGATACATGAGTATCTGCAACAAACATATTATAAACTGGCTTACCATCTTGAATAGAGCCAAGCCTATTCATCACATAGACATCTATCCAAGACTTTGTTTTACCTTGAACAAGATTAGGGTAATAAGATTGTAAAATATTTTTTGCGTTCTCTGCTTTTTTATTTGGCTCATATCCAATAACAGTACCATCATCATCTTTTTTTTCTATCATTCCACTTGGCTGTGTAAAGAACTGCCAGTTATCAGGCTTCACAAGCATACGACTTTCTTCCAAAGAAATATGATCAGGCACTGGAACTTCACCACTCATAATAGACCACCAGTGATCTTCTTCAGGACTATTGGTATCACAGATAACACCTGACCAAGTTGCACCACCATCTTTGACAGAAGGATATCTTCCTACTCTCATAGTGCAAGCATCTATAATTGACTTCGGTATTTCTCTTGCTTCGTTGACCCACACCCCAGTAAGTTCCAAAGATAATAGCTTCTTTACATCTTCAGGTCTATCAAGTGCTAAAAAAATAACTTCCATCTCAAGATCACCTGCAGTTATCATATGAGTATAAGGTACTGACCAAGCAAACTTACCCCATTCATTTTCAGGAAACCAATCAAGCCAAGTCTTAATTGTTGTTGTTCTCAGTTGTGGGTTGGTGTTTCTAATGACTGCCCATCTACTTTTTCTCTTACCTGACTTGTCAGGTTCTTGCATCAAGGCTCTTCTAAAAATTTCTATACTACACCCTACTGACTTGCCACTACCAACTGGACCTCTAATGCCACGAAAAAAAGTATTATCTTTCATAAAAGCCTTGAGGACATCTCCATCAGGTTTGTATTTAAATTGTATCAATCCTTGTGTTCTTTCCTATGCGTAACAACTTATCTACAGTTTCAGGACCAATAACAGCAATAACTTTATCGGCTTCTCGGTCTGTACAAAATTGTTCAGGGTGATGTTTAAGATGAACACGTTTCACAACTTGTCTTAGTATTCTTCTTTCTTCAGGTTTTAATATATGCAAGAAACTCATCTAAGAGAACTTTCTATAGCTTTTCGTTTTCTTAGCAATCGACTTGGGTTGTTTAGATACTTGCTTACCTTTTCTAATTGCTCTGCGTTTTGCAGCCGAAGTCTTGGAGTATTCACTGGAAGAAAGAGCCTTAATTGCTTTTTCAGGTAAATAACGTTCGCCAGTAGCGTTTGGTCCTTGAGTACTAGGTTTACCTGATTTGGTTCTCCATTTTTGTTTAGTCCATGCACGAAGCGACCTTTGTGACTTTGCAAGTGCCATGTCACTTCTCCTGCTTTTTCATTTCTCTTAGATATGAATTGACTCTTGCATTTAATTTTGTTTTAGATTGTGAATCCATTTCAGCAAAATCATCTACTCCTGCAAATAACTGATTAACTTCTCTTTCTTCTTCTTTTGCTAATCTTCTGTTTTCCATATATCTAGCAAAAGCTCTCATTGGTGTAGTAAGTAAACTATGTTTTTTATACTTAGTTTTAATTTGTCTTAAGGCTTCTTTGTAATCCATTATCTATATCCTCCACCTTTAGCTTTATATTGTTTAGCCAACATCTGTGCTTTTCTTGCTGACCACTGACCTGACCTGCCACCTTTGTTCCCTGCTTTTATCCTATTAAACAAAGCACGTCGCATGGCAGGTTTGGTATAATTACCTGCTGCGTTGACTGCCATTACTTTTTCTTTTTAGAAGCCATAATTTTTTTCTTTAGACTTGCAGGAAGTGTCTTTTGTTTTGCAGTAAGACCACTCTTCTTTGCAGGTCTTCCTCTTTGACTTCCGTAAGTTCCTTTACCCATTGGCATAGCTTTCTCCTTTTCTAGTTGGTTAAGTTTTTTTCTTAGACTTCTTTGCTTTATTTCTTTTACTAATAGCTCTAGCTTTTGCACGAGCATCTGCTTTAGACGAAGCACCCCATGCACGAAGCGATAATAGTAAACGAGTAGGTTTTCCTTTAGCATCTCTCTCTGGTCCTTTCATGTTTCCCATTCGAGCAAGAAAACTTGCACGTCTAGGATTATCACCTGATTTAACTGGTGCTTTTAATGTGCCACCTTTATATGAAGCACGACCCTTAGCATTTAACCCACCTTTAGGATTCTTGCCTTCTTTTCTTTGCCATGCAGGTGTTTTAGCCATAACGAGCCTTTTTGAATATTATTGTTTGTGAAAGACGTGTTGTAGAGAGTAGCTTATCATTTTTTAACCCCCCTAGCACATAGTACTCATGGGCGTATCCTAATTGACGTTCTTCAGTTGTACTCACAGTCTTCACCTCTAAGTAAGGTCTATACTTACATTAATATTACCTTGCACTAAACTCATTGACTTTTCAACTGGTTTGTATCCTGCTCTGTCTAGTATATCTTTACTTGCTTCAAGTTGGACATACTCACTCTTTGCAGAAGTGCTTAGCTCTAACATCTTATGAGAAGCTTTCGTAGCATTTAATCCTATACTTTCTCTAATCCTTTGTTGCATATACTCTTGTATATGTGGCAACCTCAAAGTCTTACTGGCTGTCACTCTACCACTATCACCTTTTGAGTATCCTGCAACAAGACTTGCTTCTTTTATACTACACCCATTTGCTACAATCGTATCAACTAACAGCCTTTGTCGTTTAGTAATTCTTATCTTATCTAACACGATAACACCCCCTTACCCCCTCTTTTTAAACGACAACAGAATTGCTTGTCAAGGGTATTTATCAAACCCTTACTCACACTACTCTCGCACCACCCATGCCATGCCGATTCAGAAATGCAAGAGTTCCCCAGCAACCTAAGGCATCAGTTTCTGGTAGGCGAAACTGTGCAACGGATAGCTGCCCAACCTCTTCCCCTCTTGCATTTCTTCGGTCTGCATGGCATTCTAAACTGTATAATAGCTACAAATATAGTGGCACTACTTGGATCGCCAAGTAGCAAACGATCACCTTTTAAAAAAGCTGAACCAAAACATTCACAGTCCAGTCCGTTTATATAATCTTTTCAAAATAAACTACTCTTCAGTCAGACTCACATCTTCCTTACGCTTCGTTTATTTTTTGTATCTTGGTATATTCAAAGATTATATAAGCCGTTGCTTCCTTGTTCAATTTACTTTGCTAAAGTAAACAAAGGCTATTCGTGTCGCAAAAATGCGACTAATATATAATCATAATCCTCTTCTTCAAGATTGTACACTAGTATATCTGATAGGCGATATACTAGTGTGATTCTAACAAATATTTACTTCCCACTCACACTAAAACATTCTAGGCGATTAGTAACTGCTGATGTAGTTGTGTATCGCCTAGAATATAAGTGTTCGGTAAGGTCAGCACACAAAGCCAATAGCATTAGACAAAAAAACCGATAGAGTTTTTTTCCCAGACATTTGCTAACGCACCGATAGAGTGCGAAGCGCTAAATGTAATGCTATTGACTGTGTTAAACATTTATTGGCGTACAGAATTAAGAAGAGGATTATTCTTATATCTTTTTCTTATTAATAAAATAACTAGACAACAAAGGAGAATGATATGTCTAATACTAACGAAGCTATTTATAGCATACTTAACACTATTGTTGATAACTACAACACTCAACAATTGGATACACCTGATAATAAAATTAACAAAGCATCAGGTGCAGAGAATCTTTACTACAATAGAGATGTCAGATACTTTCTTGGAGGTATCATAGCTCAGATTGCTTGGTCATTATGTAACAAGCAAGAATACATTGATACAGTAGAGCATAAGATTCACGTTGAGAAAACAAACAATCCAACTAATGCAGATACTGAAAACTTAGAAAAGAGTTTAGCAACAGCAGAAGCATCAGTTGAGAATGCACTTTTCTTCTACGACTTGTTTGTTCAAATACATAATGTTCTTGCAGGTGTACCTTGGAATAACAACAAGATGACTAACAAGGATGGCTTCAAGGATTATGGTCAACAATGGTTTGCTGAATACAAAGATTCGTTATCAGGCAAAGCAGATACACCTAAGATATCTAAGAAACAAAGAGAAGATCAAGTTAAAAAACAAATGAAAGCAAACTTAAAACTTGTTTCTTCTAAATAACAACACTAGGCGAGGGTTAACAGCCCTTGCCTTTTTTTTTATCAAACTTCTTTTGACTCGCCAAAAGAAGCAAAACCGACTTCCATTTTAGAAACGGAAGCCAAACATCCTAACTATATATACACCAACGCTATAGATGAAAATTCCAGGTTCGTTCCTCACTTGGAATTATTCACGACCACAACGTTCCCTATCTAAGAACCCACCCACCCACCCTTGCCTCGCCTAAGTGGGAGACGAGCGTGTAATAGCGTGTTCTTGTGTAGAATAAGCTATCGTATTGAATTGGAGTTTGATTATGACAAAAGCACATATCGTAATGATTGTATTCGTTACATCAATCGTAATGATTTATCGTATTGAATTACTCAATGTAATCGATTGTATTTCATTACATAACTATCAACAACAAGACAGAGAAATAATGAGGAGGTATCAATGACTTACATTCTTTGTACTATTGTGGGTGCTGTGTTGACTACACTCACACTAATATTAACATGGGAATATTCACAGTATGATTTTGGTATTATGCTATGGATTGGTATGTATACTCTAGGAGTTTATACATTATCCTATGGAGTCAACAAGTTAAAGTATTATGTATGGAGAGTTAAAAGATGAGAAGATTTATCATTACAACAATTCAAGCAGTATTATTTATGACACTATACCTATTTGTGGTTTTAGGTATTTTGTTTTTATTTTCAATCAACACAATATAGGAGGTGTTAATGAACCATATAGCACAAATCAAAAACATGAACCCATATATAGGTGACTATGACTTTCCTATTGATACTATATCAATGGCAGGTACATATGATGATGACTGCGTAACAAAACTAGTTAAGTGCCATGATCGTATGATGATAGTTAGAAAAGATACAATGGAGTATCTTGGCAATCATTCGACTGCATACAGACCAGTTGAACACAGAACTATCATTGATCCTATTAATCAAATGATGCAAAAAATATCAGAAGACTTTGTGCCAGACATAAGAGTCATGCAGAATGGCGCAATGTTAAAAGCAACATTTACTTGTAAAGATATCACGATACAAGACCCACAACTCAATAGTTACATTGCGTTTCGTATTACAGTACGCAACTCATACAATGGTGTCTGGTCTGTTATGATTACAGCAGATGGACTGAGGTTATGGTGTAACAATGGTTGTACTACTGCTGATAAGATTGCCAACTATACACAAAAACATAATGGTAAATTCTATTACAACTTTGATCACATTGAACATTTAATTCAAGAGTTCAAAGGTAATGAACAGCGCTATCGTGCATGGTACAACACACCAGTTACACACCATGACGCAACTGAGATGTTCAACAAACTTACTTACACACCAAGACCAACAGTTGATGGTAAGTATCGTAATGAAAGACAGTTCCAAACTCTCATGGATACTTGGGCAAGATATCAAAAAGATATTGGTTGTAACAAGTGGGGTTTATACAATGCAGTAACTGATTGGATATCACACCCACAAGAAGTCAAAAACAAACACAAAACTACTGTCGAAAGAAACAGTAAATTGCTATCATATATGAACAGACCAAGCTCAATGTTCTATATGAAAGGAAGCTATGGAACAATCTAATAATATGGAGGTTAACAATGACACTATTAGGTTTCAGAAAACAAGAGTTATCTACTTGTAGATCAATAGCAAGTATTGCTTTGCCACCTGAGTATAGACTTATCTATACTCACATGGCAGCACTTGGTGTAGATCGAGGTGGACTCAATGAAGAATCATGGGTTAATAAAATGACTGCTATGACTACCAAAGTACATGAACGACAATATGAAGATATGAAATATAGTTGTGATCGTACAAAATCTGATGAACTAAAAGCAAGTAGTATTATCGAGAATGTATTACTTGATAGTCAAGTCAAACACATGAACTTCAAATGAAAAACACAGTTAAGTATCAATACAAATCTATAGTAGAAAGATTAGTGTTCCTGCGTAGAATAAGAAAACTAACGCAGGAACAAATAGCTTTAGATATAGGTGTTGATACAAAACTGTTTGGAGAATGGGAACGCATGGTGCGTGAACCTAGACTTTTTAACTTGCTTTGTTGGTGTGAAGCATTGCAAGTTTACTTAACTATAACTGCAACAGATGAGGAGTTTTAAATGCAAAAAGAAATAGTAGAATTAGTAAAAATAAATGCAGATAGAGCTAATTTATATGGCAAACTAGCTGCTATGTATCAGATACAATCTCTGATCCAAAAAGAAATAAATGTACTAGAACGTAAACTTGATTTAGATGACGAGCAAAAGTAAACGTAAAGGTAACTACCATGAGAACTGGTTTGTAAAACTATTTAACTCATGGAAATTACCTGCAAAAAAAGTGCCTCTATCAGGTAGTCTTGGTGGAGAGCATACTGGTGACATCAAACTAATTATCAATGATAAAGAGTATGTTGTTGAAATAAAATACAGAGCAGTAGACAAATTTCCTAGTGTATTCAAAGTGTTACAAGGAAAAGATATTGCTATGTATAAACGTAAAACTGGTGATCCAAGATGGGTTGCTATAATACCTGATAAAATATTTGAGGAGTTAATGAAATGAATTATCATTTAAGTTGTGTAATATGTAAAAAAGATATAGAACCTGATCGTGATAAAGATGGTCATATCTACTGGCATGGTGGTCACAACCCTGAACCTATACATGATACTGGATATTGTTGTGGCAAATGTAATAGAGATATTGTTGTACCTGCACGATATGCAGAGATACAATTAAGAGTGCATAATAAAGGAGTTAAAGATGGCTAACTTACAGAACAATGTCTATCTTGTATATGAACAAAAGGTAGCAGAGATCAAAGGACTTGAAGATAAGATCAGCGAGTCTGAAGATGTAGCTGAAGTCAAAAGATTTATTAACTACAATCTTAAACCAAAACTTCAGCATGAAAAAGAATGGTGTGACTTCTTCGCAGAAAAATTCTTCAATGAATACTGGGGAGAATACAATGCCGAAACTAACTAACGAATGGCAACCAAGCCAAGAAGTAATCAATCAATACAAGGAGGTCAACCATGACAGAGAGATCAAATACTTCAAACATTTCTATATTACAAACTCGTATTCTAAAGAAGACTGGAATACAGTCTATTGCGAATGGTGTAAGAAACAACTCACTCGCAAAAACATTGGTCGAACAAGCAGGATCAGACCCAAACAAAGTAACGAAAGCGACAGTTTCTATCTTAGAGTCCATAATCAACTCAAAGATAACTGAGAAAACTAACAATCAATATATGTTCTTTCGTTGGGAGTTAGCTTCTATATCAGACATTGCTAATGAACTGTATGACAATCGTGTCAAAGTAATCAAAGCGCTAGAAGAATGTATGACTGTAGCTGATACAAAAGATGTACATCAATGGCTAATGGAAGTCATGGTATGCACAGCCAAGCAAAGCCACTTGACAGAGAAAGACCTAGCCTTCAAAGCAAGAGTGTATGCCAAGAAGTTTGATCATGTACCTGCAGACATAATGAAGTATGCTTGTGACAAAGTCATTATGAATTGCAAGTTCTTTCCAACTGTGGCAGAGATCAATGAATATATAGAACCAATGCTGCACTATCGTAAGTCATTGGTCGAAGCAGTATCAAGCAAACTAATTTCAGCAATAGGAGAATAATATGAAACAATATATTGTAAGTTCTTCTGCAATAGTTTTGAATGAATATACTATAGAAGCAGAATCTGAAGAACAAGCTAAAGATAAATGGGAACAAGGTGATTACATTGGCTTTGAAAGAAAAGAAGAAGTCAGCGAACAATTTGAAGGAGTAAAAGAAAATGAGTGAAGAAAGATTTGAAGATGCACCTGAAGCATTACAAGAAAAAGATTATGATCGGTACATACCTAAACCATATATGAATTATTTCAAATCAGTTCAGTTTTATTCTGATCGAGATGAAAAAATTCAACCTAAAGGTATGACTGCTGATTACAGAGGTTATGCGAAAGCATAATACACATCTGAGCAAGATTGGGAAAGTACTGGTGACGTGTCAGGGTCTTGCTCAGACAAAGATTCCTATTGATGTTTCAGTTAAACGCAACACCTCTCAATAGGAATTTACTTAACTAAGTGCTTGATTTATAACAATAAATGTAGTATGCTGATAGCAAGATTGGAGGTCTTATGACAACAGAACTACGTCATGCAGCTATGCGTGAAGACTTCATCAGAGGTAGCGATATGGTATCTTTGATGCAAGGCAAGTGGGAAGAACTATGGAAAATCAAAACTGGATTGTTAGGTCGTAAAGATTTGAGCAATGAGTTCAATGTTCAGTTAGGTTCTTTCACAGAAATTTTTAACTTGAATTGGTTACAAAAATATTATGAGTATGACTTTGTACCACAGAGTAAACATACAAAAATGTATGGCAGTATCAAGCTACAAGGTACACTTGATGGTGAAGATCGTGACAAATACATTGGTGTAGAATGTAAGCACACACATAGTCGTAATGATATGGACTATATGTTGGATTACTATATGCCACAAATGCAGTTCTATATGTACATATCAGGTCTGCCACAAATGGTATTCTCTGTTATCTTTGGCAACAAGCATGAGTGTGTAGTTGTCAGTGAGAACAAAGACTATCAAACTGATATGCTTGATAAGATCAAAACGTTTTGGGAATATGTTGTACACAATGAAAGACCTGAAGATGTATTGGTCAAAGTCAAACAAAGCATCAAAGACAATGTAGCTATCAATGGCAAAGTCAAACGTGATGTGTCAAGAAGTAATAGCTTTGCACTGGCAAGTACAGAATATCTATTGTACGAAGATAATGCAAAAGCATTTGAGAACGCAAAGAAAGAACTAAAGGCAGAGATGAAAGACAATGAGTCAGAAATATACAACGACAAACTCAGTGTCAAAAGAGATAAGCGTGGGTCTATACGCATAACAAAAAAGGGATAAGCGACCCACTTACCCCTTTATAACTATCTGTGATTGGAGGTACACATGACAGATACAAATACTAATACCAAAAAAGTTGTGCAAAGTAAAGCACACCCAAAACTCACAGCAACTTTGAAACAAGGATTGCTTGAGTTTCAGAAACTTGCTACATCTGCTAATAAAGGTGGTAAAGCAAATATACCTTCACAAGGAGGTAAAAGAACCTATGCAAGATTAGAAGATGTAATTGAAGCAGTAGGACAAGGTAATCAGTTTGGTTTATTTTTTACACAAGAAATTGATTATGTATACACAAGTCATATGGATACTAAATCAGAAGTAGTTGTTGTTACTACACTACGTCATGTTGTTGATGATGCTACTTATGTGTCAAAGTTACCAATTATAATGTCTCAACTAAATATGGAAAATCCTCAAAAACTTGGAGGTGCTATTACATATGCCAAGAGATATACATTACAAGCTGTATATGGTCTGCCATCAGAAGATGATGATGCTACATATGCAAGTAAACCTACAATTGAAATCAGCAAACCAAAGATGAAAGGAGAAGATGATGACGGATTATGATAATACAGACAGAGGTAGTTTTTTCAAACCACGAGCAGATGAAAGTCTGCTCGTACAAGGCAAACTCAATAGCGAGGGATCAGAGTATCGTATTGCTATAGTCAAAGCATCACTACCTGATGGTAATACAGCACGAGATGTCTATGTCAAAGTCGGTACTATGTACGAGAATGACAAGTCATTGAATCAGAAAGCACCTGACTTTAGTGGACCAGTGACTATGCCAAGCCAAGAAAAACGTAGGATTGCTTGTTGGAAGACAGTATCTAAAGATGGTGAAACTAAGTTTCTATCTGCACGGATAGGTGACAGTACACCAAGAGTAGAAGAACCTGCAAGAGATCAGACTATAATAGAAAATGAATCAGTATTAGGAGGTGAAGATGTCGACGATATCCCGTTCTAAAAAAGATCAAATGATTAGTGAAGCATTAGCAAGAACCCATGACCCTAAAACGTCATGGGAAGCTGCTGACCAAGTTAATACAAATAGATTAGAAAAAATTGTATTAGATTGTATTAAGTCATATGGCAATGATGGTGCAATACATGATGATGTTTGGAACTCGTTATCATTAGCAGGTGGTATTCGTGTCCGAGAAGGAAGTATTACACCACGATATGCACAATTAGAAAAGAAAGGACTAATATATCGTGATGGTACTACAAGAAAAGGTAGCATGGGTAGAAGTCAGCTTGTAATGTATTATAAGGAAAAATAGATGGATATTAATATTATTAAAAACGATATAATGAGAAATCGTAATCCTAAAGATACAAAACTTTCAGAAAAAAAATATAGAAGTCAAAAAGAAAGGAGAATACAAATTTATACTGGTACAAAACTATGGCATCAACTTAATGATTACGCAAAAAAAGAAGGTGTTACTAGAAGTAGGATAACTAGAAAATTACTTGAGCATTTTTTTGATGAAATGGAAAAAAAGTCTTGATTTAAGCGTCATACAGAGGGGGTAAACACCTCCTCTGGTATGATTACACCCAAGAATATCTACTAAGTCTGTATGTTTCTCATACGTTCAATAAGACGATTAGCTCTATTTGGCACTTGTTTTGCCCACTTAGAGTCTAGCATTTGGTTAGCAGCTTCTATCCAGTCACTAGAATCCACAGCTTTCTTCATCTTATGAAAACGAGATAGTCGAGGTCGACCAAGATTGAACATCATATTGGCAATAATCTTTTGCGCTTCATCAGGTAGATCATCAAAGTTAGGGTAAAGATGTCCACATTCAATCAATGTTGTTTGCATATCTTGATCGAATAACTCATTGACTCTTTCATCATCTATGTGTGTGCCAACTTCTAATCCATGTTCAGGATCTGACTCACGGATAAGATGCCCAACACCACAAGTAGGTAAGCCAAGATGATCAAGATAGATTTCATTCTTAACACCTTCATCAGCTTTAAGTTCATCTATTAGTTGTGTGTACACTGGTACTTTCATTTCAATCTCCTATTTTCTATTACACCACACATAGGACATTTCCATACATTCTTCAAGGCAGTAAGAATCATTGCAATCTTACAGCGTTCACATATAGGAGTTGTCACTTTGTAATCTTCTTATACTTTT